TTTTTTATTATAAGGGGCTTTTTGTGCAAGATTTGCAGAGATAAGGCTGGTATATTTTATTAAATATTTAATAATAATAAATATTTGATAAATAATGGATATATTCAAAGTGGCACCACGGGGAAGGAAAATTTTCAGATTAGGATTGCATGCTGTTCTCAGGAAATTTGACCCAAAAAAATTGAGGTTGACAATTTTAATTTTTTATTTATAATAAAGTTAAGGAGGTTTTATGATTTATTTTCTTCTTGTAATTTTAGTTTTTTTTCTTAGTGAATTGGCTTTAATAGTATGTAATAAATGGTTGCCAGTTTGGTTTTGTCATCATTTAGATTGGCATCTTCAGCCGCATATGCTGAGTTTTAATGGGAACACTCTTAAAGGTAAATGTCCGAGATGCGGGAAAGAGGTTTTTATGGATTCAATGGGGGATTGGTTTTGAGTTATTGGTTGACAATTTTAATTTTTTATTTATAATATAATTATGAAGCGATTTAGAGAGTTAAGTGAGCGAGACAAGTTGAGGGTGTATGCTTTTAATTATGGAAATGTTATGTTAATAGCGGAGTATTTGAATGAAAAATATGGGGAGGGGTTATCTTATTTAGATGTTATAGAGGATTTAGACAGGGAGAGTGTTGAGTTTTTGGGGAAATTGAGGGAAGCGTTGATGATAAGGTTGGACTATGTAGTGAAGAAGAATTTAGGTTTAGGGAATTCTATGTATGATTTGAAGGTAGCGAGTAAGATACATCCAGATTACAAAGAGGAAGGGCGAGGTGGTTTGAGGGTTGATTCAATTAGTATAACCAATCAATATTTAAGTGGAGTGAATGAGAAGTTAAAGAGAGTTGGGACGAAGGTTAAGATAGACAAGTTATTAAAATCAGAAGGCGGAGATGCCGAGAAAGAAGCGTGATCGTTTTGTTGATGTAAAGAGTGAAGTGGATTTAGCGGAGATAAAGGCTGGGTTGAAGAAGGATTTTTTATTTTTTGCGTCGTTTTGTTTTCCGCATTATATCAATGTTCCATTTGATACTTTCCACAGGGAGATTACGGACATTATAGAGGACGAGAATGAGAAGAAGGCTTTAATATTACCCAGGGGTTTTGGCAAGACTACATTGGGGATGTTGATTCTTTTATGGCATATATTAACGAAGGACAATCATTATATTGTTGTAGTTGGGAACAATTTAGACAAGGCTAAGCAGAACTATATTTTGCCGATCAAATATGAGATAGAGAACAACTCAATGTTGAAGACTTTTTTTGGCGGATCGGGCGATTTGATTGGTAATATTTGGGGTATGGAGAAATTGGAATTTCAAATACGGGATGAGGAAGGGAATACGCAGATGAAGTGTATTCAGCCTTTTGGTGTTGGGCAGAGTATAAGGGGAACGAGGTATTTGCAATACAGACCAGATTTTATATTGGCGGATGATATTGAAGATGATCAGCAAGTTAAGAATGCAGGGCGTAGAGAGGAGATAAAAAATTATTTTTATGAACAGGTATATCCAGCGTTAGACAGAAAAGGGGATGTATATAGTGATGCTGTTTTTGGTGCCAAACCTAAGTTAGTTGTTATCGGGACAATTTTACATTATGACAGTTTTTTAATAAACCTGGAACAATTCAATGGGAAAGGTTGGAGTGTATATAAAAGAGGTTGTTGGTATACAGATGAAAAGGGTGTAAGACAAAGTTTGTGGTCTACAAGATATACATTGGAATATTGGGATGAAATTTTTAATAAATTCAAAGAAGAAGGAAGGGAACGGAGTTTTTTACAGGAATATTTAAATGAAGTTTTGAATGATGATGATAGAGATATAAAAACGAGTAAAATACAATACTATAATTTAGAGAATGCTGAGGAAGTTCGTAAGAGTTTAGATGTTTATATTGGTGTAGATTTGGCTTTACATGGTAGTGGTCAAAGTTTGAAACTGATAAGTCGTTTAGATTTTAATGCTATTGTTGTTATTGGTATAGATACAAAAACGGGCAATGTATTTGTGCTTGATGTAGACAAATTTAAGACTCAAGATATATATGAAACCATAAACAGGGCTTTTGAAATGGCTACAAAATGGTTGCCCAAAAGAATATTTTTTGAAAAAATTGGTATGCAAAGATGGTTTGAAACATTATTATTAAACAGAATGAATGAGACTGGTATTTTTTTTACAACAAAAGAAATATCGCATCATTCTACCCAGAAAGAAGAAAGAATAAGAATGTCCGTAAAACTTATAGTGGAACAAGGAAGATTATTCCTACCTACTGGTGAAAAAGGTATGCTTGTATACGATGAATTATTCCAATTCCCCTTAGGCAAACACGACGATGTGATAGATGCTCTTGCTTTAACTATTATCGGTAGTTCTGTAAGGCTATCTTTTATGGATAAATTAGATAAAGCGATGAAAGAGACAAAACATAAAACATCGCATTTATTAGATTGGTTAAAGAAGAAAATACAAACAGAAGATGAGGAAGATGGAGTTTGGGACAATGGCGATGAAGAAGATAGAAGTGAACATTATTATGTATAATTTTAAAATGGAGGGAAAATGTCTTTTAAAGAAGAAAATATAACTCAATCGGATAGTGGCATAATTACTTTACAAAATTGGGATTCATTGACCGAAGATGAGATAACTACCATAGTATTACAAAAATATAATTATGCGAGAATGCATCCAGTAAGACAGGGGAGAGAATTGATATGGGAGCAAGCATATAAATATTATTCTGGTAATTATGTTTTAAATGATGCGAAGGGTAAAAGACCAAAAGAGCAAGCATTAAAAACTCAAACTTTATTTATTTTAATTGAAAACCTTGTGGCGAGGTTATCTCGTATGTTGATTTATAGCGGAAAGATTGTAGAGGTAGAACAAGGTTCGGCGGAAACACCAACCAAATATGTTAAGTTTTTAGAAAGTTGGATACAAGAAATTTTAAATAAAAAAGAAAATAGAATTAAGAATAAATTAAATGTTTTATTAAAGCAATATTTGGTATTTGGGAATGCTTGTTTAAAAGTAGGTTGGTATCAAAAAACGATTAAAGGGAGAAAATATAGAGTAGTAGACCCTAACACGAAATTAAGTTATGTTCAGGAACAAGATATCACTGAAAAATATCCCTATTTTGATGTTGTAGATATCAGGAATGTATACCCCGATCCAGATGCTACCACAGATACTGAGATTACTTATGTGGTTCAATTGGTCAGACAAAAATTATCTACCATTATCAGAAATTATAAAGATAAATTTATTAACATAGATAAACTTATAAAGTTTACCAAAGAAAATAAACTTTCGACCGATTCTGCGAATAAATTAAAAAAAATAAAAAATGCAGGCAAAACTTTTGAATCTGTCAATATCTCGTATAATGAAGATAAAAATGACCCGACGATTGATATGTTATTTTATTATGAAGAAGATAGAGTTATAGTTGTTGCCAATAAAGTTGTATTATATAACGGCGAAAATCCTTATTGGAACAAAAAAATACCTTTTATTTTCTTTGGTGATTATTCTTTGTTTAATACATACTATGCAATGGGAGAGGTGGAAAATGGTGGCGATTTACAAGAAGCGGAAGATTTGTTAACACAGATGACTTTGGATTATATGAAAGCAGTGTCAAGATTGAAATTGTTGGTTCCATCAGGAAGCAAGATAGATGAGCCTTCTTTAAAATCAATGGATAACAGTGTTGTAAGGGCGGATTTGCCAGCCGAAATTCAACCACTAAATATTCCTGCTATAAATATAAGCCCAGCGATAGAAACCATAAGGGTTGTCACTAAAAAGTTAGAAGATTTGACAAGTATGACAGAATACATAAGAGGTTTAACCCCTGTCCATCAGGAGACTGCGGCAGGCACCTATGAATTTTCCGAAGCAGGCAATATAAAGTTTTTATCAAAAATAGACTTATTAGAACCGATGCTGGTTGAATTGTGCGAATGGCTGAAAGATTTACAACATCAATATATGGATGATACCGAAGAACATAAAATAAAAGATAGTCTCGGCACGGAACAATGGGAACAAATAACCCCAGAAATTTTCGGATATAAATATAAGTATAAATTTATAGGTTCTGCGAATGCACAAAATAAAAATATTCTGTTTAATAAAGCAATGACTTTACTTAATATGTTCTCTGGCAGACCTGATATTAACCAAGATTATTTACTTGAATATACTTTGACACTGGCAGATTATCCAAATCTTAATATTGAAAAACTCATAAAATCGCAACAAATAAACGGAGTAGATAGAATATTACATAATCAAGCAATTAACCTCACAGGGCAACAGACACAAACAACAGAGAATCAACCACAAATACCTCCAGAAGAACAGGCAAGACTTCAAATGAGTGAAGCAAATAATCCATTAAATATCTTAAATGGAGGATTGCATCTTCCAGATACGGGTATAACAGGAGGCGAATAATATGACTATTCAAGACATTGAAGATTATCATATAGACGAAGAAGTATATTCAACTTTATATAGTTATGATGTTATAAGAAAATATAAGTTATATTTAAAAACAATAAGAGAACTTTCTATTTACCAATTCAAAAACAATGATATAACGGGTGATTTTTTAAAAGGACAATTGGTTTTGTTGGATAAATTAGAAAATGTTTTTGAAAGTATGAAAGAGGAAAAAACGGAATGATGTTAATAATAAATAAAAAATTTATTATTGACAAAATAAAATAATAAGTTATAATAATAACAAAAGGAGGAATTTTATGTCAGATGAAAAAACTCTTACCGCAATGCAAGAGCAAGAACAGATTATTAAACAAATGTTTGAAAATGCTTCAAAATCATTAAATGATGAAGCACAAAAAAACAAGACAGAAGAAACAAAAGACAATTCTGAGAAAACAGAAGAAAACACGAAGAATGGCAAAACAATAGAAAACTCAGATGAAAAAGAAAACAAAGAGGGTGAAGAGGGAAATGCTGGAGAAAAAGACGAAAAGAAAACAGAGGAGAAATCCGAAGAGAAAAAAGAGAAAGAAGAGGATACTACAAAAAAATTACTTGTTGATCCAGAAAAGTATGGATTTATACCCAAAAAGTTTTTTGTTTTAGAAGATGGGAAGTTAAACTTACAAAAAACTATTGAAAAACTTGCCTTCTCTTATACCAATGTGGAAAGTTATGCCTCAAGGAAAAACAATGAAAATGAAAAATTAAAAAAGATTTTGGAAGAAATCAATTCCAAACAAAAAGAAGATGATTTAACAGAAGCAGAGATGGCTGAATTGTATGATAATCCAAAAGCATTTCTTAAAAAATATGCAGAAAAGATAAAGAAAACGCAAGTTAATACAGAAAAACCAGATGCCAATGAAGATTTATTATATGCAACAAATAAATGGTGTTTAGAGAATGATGTTGATGAAAAAACCCGTGCAGATATGGGGCAATTATTTACGCAATTATCGGAACAAGAGAAAGCCACTTGGGCTAATCTCCCGATCGAAAGTTTATTGGAGTATTTAAAATTAAAGGTTGAGAACAAGCGTTTTAAAGAACAGAAAGGGACACCATATAAGCCTCAACCCCCATTGGATATGAAGAAAGGCGTTTCTACGCCACAAGTGTCAATAAAAAAACATTGGCACCAGATCAAGAAGCAATTATAAGAATGTTTGGATTCCAGCCAGATGAAGTGAATATCAATGAAAAAAAGGAGGTTTAATGTTTAGATTTATAAAAAAAGATAGGCTATTTTTACACAAAGAATATAAACCAGTAGGACTTTCGGGTTTAAAAGATGAGGAAAAACCTAATCTTAGTATCCCTGTGGAATGGGATGGATCATATTGGAGAACGGTAGATAATCTTATTTTATGTTTTATCCCAGATAGTGAATATGAAATAAAAGCACAGGAAAATGTAAAAATGGCAAATGAAAATGAAGCAAAAATTAGTAAAAACATTACAAAGACCAAAAAATAATTAAGGAGGAAATATGAATTTTGAACCAGTTCACGGAACATATATCAAGAGATTCCCTGTTGGAACAGGTGAGACCATCTCAAAAGGAGATGCTGTATATATAGCCTCAGGCTATTTAAAAAAAGCACTTAATACAACAACGGCTCTTTTGGGTGTATGTGCAGAAAATGTGTCGAATCCAGGTGCGGATGGAGCAGTTTTCGCCGATGTCTATGTTGCAAATATCCGATCAGTTTTTAAAGCAACAGCATCCGCAACGGTTGCGAGATCTAATCTTTATGGGACTTACGACCTTACAGCAGACCAAAAAGTTGATTTAGCCGCAACTACGACAAGTGTTGTAAGGATAGTAGATTTTCCAAATGGAACAGGAGAGGATGCAGTTCTTGGGACAACCGTATTTGTTGGATTTAATAAAAGACAGGAAAATTAAAAGGTTAGGAAGGAGGGAATATGACTCTTACTTATTCATCGTTTACAAATATAAATCAGTATATAAACATTTTTAAAGCGTGCCTGGATAAGGTATTGGAAGATAATTATCCCAGATACAAAGCACTTTATCCAGATTATTTCAAAGTTATAAATCACGACAAGAAATTTTTTGATGCTACAGTGCTTAGTGGTTTTGGACTTTTTCAGGAGATACACGATGACATTGAAACAATTAACACAGAAGATCCTACCGAAGTTGGGCAAAAAAGATTGACAATTGTTGATTATGGTAAGGCTACATCTTATGGTATGTCAACTATTACCGATGATATGTATGGTGTTATAAAGAAGATGACAGCACTTACTGGGAGTATATCGGTTGCTGAAAGGTCAACAAGAGATGTCTTGGCTGCCAATATACTTAATTATGCTTTTACGGCAGGTCATACAGGCGGTTATGATAACCACATACTTTGTTCTAACGCACATCCCAATACTGTATCGGGCGGAACTTGGTCCAATGTTCTTGCTACACCAGCAGATTTGTCATATAGTTCACTCAATACAGCGATAACGATGCTACAAACAATGCCAGATTTGAAGAATATACCAATGAAACTTATGCCAAAGAAACTCGTTGTGCATCCTGAGAATATCCATACTGCTTATGAAATTTTACATTCTGAAAAATTACCAGATACGAATTATAACAATGTCAACGCAATAAACTCTATGTATAACATAGAAATTGTTGCTAATCCATTTTTAACTGATACGGATGCGTGGTTTTTAATTGCGGATGACCCAGTAGGTTCGGGTTTAGTCTTTATAAATAGAGCCAATCTTGGGTTAGATGTAGTTCCAGAACCAGAGCATAGAAAAGTGACGGTTGTTTATGTTTCAAGGTTTACATTAGGTTGGATTGACCCGCATTTTATTATAGGCACACCTGGTGCATAATGGGCGGTGTAAAAGGGGAGGAACGACCTCCCCTTTTTTTAGTAAGGAGGACGGATGGATTTACTTGATATCAGATTATATGTCAGAAGGGTTTTAAATGAAGAAGGCGAATCAGAAAGTTATTATTCTGATGATGAGTTGAACAGATATATCAACGAAGGTTATAAAGAGTTTGTCAATATTTTCCCATTACCGCAGTTGCTTATAGAGTTATATTCCACATCAACAATACCAATACAAATGGGCGTTGATCATTATACTTTACCTGCTGATTTTGCGAGAATAGTTTCTTTAACCAGCGGGAATATAAATTATGATATTTTGCATCCAGATTATACTGGTGCTTTTCAAAATAATAGAAACCTTACTTTTACTTCATTTTATCCAATGTGTTATACAATGGGCAATGACATAAAAATGGTGCCTGCACCTACAGCGAATGGAATAGCAGTATTAACATATATTAAAAACCCAATGAATTTATCAAATGATACAGATGTTCCAGAAGTGAATAGCAGATGGCACGAATATATAGCATTACTTGCCTGTGAAAGGGCTAAGATAAAAGATAATGAATTTGAAGAGGCAAATTATCACTATCAAAGAGCAATAGATAGAATAAATAAAGTGCTGGGGATAAGGAATGAGGAGGTTAAAAAATGACAACATATAAGGATGTTATTGATGATTTACGATTAAGATTTAACGATATTGAACAAAACAAAATCCCTACACCATTGATTGTGAGAGTTCTGAAAGATGCGATAGAAGATATTGTAGAAGATATGGGTGGTTTAATAGATGTTAGATATGCGTATTCAGTCGCCAATAGAGGCATATATTTATTGAGTCCAGAAATTTCGCATATAGAACAACTTACTTATGATGGAACATTATTAGAGTATGTTAATTATAGAGATTTTATAGAAGACAAGGTGAATAATACAGAAGATATGTGGAATTCACTTACAACAGGGACGCCGAAGACTTATACTACCTTTTTGTATGGGATAGAAAATAGAAAAATTTTGATATTATATCCCTTCCCAAACGAAGCAGATAAGATTATACGAATTACTTGCAAAATACTATATCCTGAGATTACGGCGGATATGTTGGGGCAGAATATGGTTTTACCAAATGAAATAACGCAAAGTGTCAGAGATAGAGCAACATTTTTATTGGCAAGAGAATTAAACAATAAAGAGATGACAGCGTTATGGAGAGTAGAGAGCGAGATAAAGAAAAGAGAGGCGAGACCCACACAACTGGCTTTCAGAATAGGCGAGGGACTGGATGTTTAATTTCAAAAATTATCTTACGAGTATACTAATAGACGCAAGTTTAAATAAATACAACCTTAATACCTCCTGGTATAGAATAGATGTTAATACATATGAAACAATTTGGGCAAGAGTAGATATTAGTATATATGAAACAAATTGGACAAGAGAGGGTTTTTTGAAAATTGGTGATTATTATATAGAAACAGAAGTAAGGGCATAAAGTGAAGATAATGAAAAGGAGCGAAAATGAATAAGACTTTAATAAGAGTAATTAGAGACCAAGAAGGGAAAATAATCTCGGGATTAAGCGTTTATCTCTGCAAAAAAG